GCGCTTGCGGGTAAGCAACCGAAAGATGCCACCCTGACGGCGCTGGCCGGGCTTGCTACTGCGGCAGACAAGTTTCCGTATTTTACGGGGAATGATGTCGCCAGCCTGGCAACCCTGACAAAAGTCGGGCGGGATATTCTTGCGAAATCGACCGTTGCCGCTGTTATCGAATACCTCGGTTTACAGGAAACGGTAAACAGGGCCAGGAACGCCGTGCAAAAGAATGGCGATACCTTGTCCGGTGGGCTTACTTTTGAAAACGACTCAATCCTTGCCTGGATTCGAAATACTGACTGGGCGAAGATTGGATTTAAAAATGATGCCGACAGCGATACTGATTCATACATGTGGTTTGAAACAGGCGACAACGGCAATGAATATTTCAAATGGAGAAGCAAACAAAGCACCACAACAAAAGACCTGATGACGCTGAAATGGGATGCACTAAATATTCTTGTTAATGCCGTCATTAATGGCAGCCTTGGAGTTGGTACGACGAATGCGTTAGGTGGTAGCTCTATTGTTCTTGGTGATAATGATACCGGATTTAAACAGAATGGAGACGGTATTCTTGATGTTTACGCTAATAGTCAGCGAGTATTCCGCTTTCAGAATGGAGTTGCTATTGCTTTTAAAAACATTCAGGCAGGTGATAGTAAAAAAATCTCGCTATCCAGCTCCAACACCTCCACAAAGAATGTAACGTTTAATTTATGGGGTGCTTCAACCCGTCCAGTAGTTGCAGAGTTAGGTGATGATTCAGGCTGGCATTTCTATAGTCAGCGAAATACAGATAACTCGGTAATATTTTCTGTTAACGGTCAGATACAGCCCAGCAACTGGGGGAATTTTGATTCACGCTATGTAAAAGATGTTCGCCTGGGTACGCGAGTTGTTCAATTGATGGCGCGTGGTGGTCGTTATGAAAAAGCAGGACACGCAATTACCGGATTAAGAATCATTGGTGAAGTAGATGGCGATGATGAAGCCATCTTCAGACCAATACAAAAATACATCAATGGCACATGGTATAACGTAGCACAGGTGTAAATTATGCAGCATTTAAAAAATATTAAGTCAGGAAATCCAAAAACAAAAGAGCAATATCAGCTAACAAAGAATTTTGATGTTATCTGGTTATATACAGAAGACGGTAAAAACTGGTATGAGGAAGTAAATAGCTTTCAGGAAGACACCATAAAGATTGTTTACGACGAAAATAATATTATTGTTGCCATAACCAAAGATGCCTCAACGCTTAATCCCGAAGGCTTTAGTGTCGTTGAGATTCCAGATATAACAGTCAATCGTCGTGCCGATGATTCAGGGAAGTGGATGTTTAAGGACGGAACTGTGGTTAAGCGGATTTATACAGCAGACGAACAGCAACAACAGGCCGAATCACAAAAGGCCGCATTGCTTTCCGAAGCTGAATCAGTCATCCAGCCACTGGAACGCGCTGCCAGGCTGAATATGGCAACAGACGAGGAGCGCACACGACTGGAAGCATGGGAACGCTACAGTGTTCTGGTCAGCCGTGTGGATACGGCAAATCCTGAATGGCCACAAAAGCCTGAATAAAAATTAAGGCCCGCTATCGGGCCTTGTCTCATTCAGGTTGTTCGGGAAATGTTACTGGCAGGCTGGAAGTGTCTGTAGATTCGACTTTCTGCGCAAAGAGTATCCACTCTGTTAATTTTTGTTTACTCTCGTCGGAAATGATGCCCAGCCGTAGCTGTGAGTCCCATAACTGGGTTTTATCCCTGACAAGTTGCAACAGGCTTTGCTTTTCATTCTCTGCCTGCTGCCTCTGCTCTTCCCCGGTATAAGTTCGCTTTATCACTACGCCATCTTTGAACATCCATTTACCCGAAATATCAGCCCGGCGATTTGCTGTAATATCAGGTAATTCAACGACGCTTGCGCCTTCTGGATTAATTGCTGAAACATCCTTTTCAATACAAATAATAACGCCGTTACGGTCATAGACCATTTTCAACGTATCAGGCTGAAAGTTCTTTTGTTCCTCATACCAGTTTTTTCCATCATCTGAATAAAGCCATTTGATGTTAAATTGTTTCGTTAGCTGGTATTGCTCTTTTGTTTTAGGGTTGCCAGCAGTAATGTTTTTTAAGTGCATCATAATTAAATACTCCCCGCGTTATACCACCTTCCATTAATGCAATACTGAATTGGCCTTGCCTGAGTTGTATCAATTAATTCATCACGGTTTCCGTTAACTGAACCCGTAACGACATAACCTGACCTGTCAGACCAGCCGGGACCATTCCATGTCTGAACAGATGACAGACCGCCCAGGCGAATACCTGTAATAAACCTTGAGTTACATTCTGCCTGCGTATATGCACCAACATCCCCCGCAGAGGGTTTGCGGGTTGTGGTGTAAAACTCTGACCAGTTAGCTTCAAAGCCATAACCATCACGCGCTGAACGATAAAAGATACCGCCGTTTTTATAATTCACGCGGAACTGTACAGCAGGGCAACTCCCCGCATTCATATTAAAGTGGAGGATTAATGTCGATGCGCCACTGATATCTGCATCATAAACGCCGCTATTCCAGTTCCAGCCAACAGCTTTATCATTTGCAACCCTGCTTCCTGTTTGCCCTAAAGCAAATGCAGGCTGCTGGTTTTTCGTGTTGTAGTCTCGTCGCCAGCCAGGAGCATAAGCATCACCATGATTAATATAGGTGAATTGAGCGTTAGTAATTCCGCCACCGCTGGATGTACTCGGCGTAGTAACGCGTATGGTCATTGCGCCGCGAGTGCCAATAACTTCCACCACAGCACCTGCAAGACAAATATTTCCGCAACCTGTATCTGTAATGACCTTATTGTTTGCATAAGCCCATGAGCCTTTGCACATCCAGTAAGGATGGTTAAATGCCCCCTGACTCTCCAGCCACGAAATGAATTGTGCGGTTGTCCAGGTCTGACTATCGCCACCAATATTCAGCCATGCGCTATATGCGCGGCAGGCACCAATATTTTTGGTGAAGGTATCTTTTCCTGGAATATCTGCGCCGTTCTGTTTTTTCTGTAATGCACCAGAAGCCTGATTTACCGTTTCCTGTAAACCGAGGTTTTAGATAATGGCCGTTTCTGGCCTGCATGGCATGATTTGCGCTTTTGGACGGGAGATTCAGTGTGCTGATTGGCTATGTAAGGGTATCAACAAATGACCAGAATACAGACCTGCAACGAAACGCTCTTGTTTGTGCAGGATGTGAACAGATATTTGAAGATAAATTAAGCGGGACAAAGACAGACCGACCGGGATTAAAACGCGCTTTAAAGCGCCTTCAAAAAGGTGACACGCTGGTTGTCTGGAAACTGGATCGCCTCGGGCGAAGCATGAAACATCTGATTTCTCTCGTCGGGGAACTACGGGAGCGAGGGATTAATTTTCGCAGTCTGACCGACAGCATAGATACATCTTCTCCAATGGGGCGTTTTTTCTTCCACGTGATGGGGGCCCTGGCTGAAATGGAACGTGAATTAATTGTTGAACGTACACTGGCCGGACTGGCGGCAGCGCGCGCACGGGGGCGCACAGGCGGACGTCGACCGAAGCTGACAAAAGAACAGCATGAGCAAATAGCAAGGCTGATTAAAAACGGTCACGACAGAAAACAACTGGCAATAATTTACGGCATTGGTATATCGACGATTTATCGTTACCACCCCGCAGGAGAACCAAGCGGAACAATTGAGAAGAGTCAGGAAACAAAATAACCGCTAATCTGACCATTAGCGGTTTTTGTGTTAAATCAGAACATCCCTTTAACTGAACTGGCCGCGCTGTTAAGAGATGATGTCACCTTATCTTTGAAGCCGGACAGCATATCGCTGAATGATGAGGATTGCAGGCGCTCCCGCAAATCCTCATCACAGCGTTCAAGTGTCAGTGAAAATTCTATCTTTTTCGCCTTACCGTAGCGATCAAACTCGGAACGGGTCGTATTCGTTCCGGTCAGGACATACATGCCGTAAATCTGCCCGACACCATCAATCAGAGGCCAGGGGCGTCCTGTATATGCCTGCGTGGTCAGCAGCGAAAGCGACACTTCGCCACCTGTAATTTCAGGATAAAGCACGCCAGAAAGCACGATGCGATCATCACCTGCACCGATATACTGCCAGCTTGCTGAGCGGTTTACGCGCTCATTTTTCACATGCCGCCAGCTTTTGTTTTGCTGTAACTGCTGATGCGGCAATGTGCGCAGCTCAAAAACAAACATGCCGTAGATCATCATCATGGCCATGACTCCTCAATCTTTATCGTAAAAACTGCCACGTCCGGCACGGTGTCACGAACGGTGCAATAGTGATCCACACCCAACGCCTGAAATCAGATCCAGGGGGTAATCTGCTCTCCTGATTCAGGAGAGCTTATGGTCACTTTTGAGACAGTTATGGAAATTAAAATCCTGCACAAGCAGGGAATGAGTAGCCGGGCGATTGCCAGAGAACTGGGGATCTCCCGCAATACGGTTAAACGTTATTTGCAGGCAAAATCTGAGCCGCCAAAATATACGCCGCGACCTGCTGTTGCTTCACTCCTGGATGAATACCGGGATTATAT